CGAAGTTGTGGATATTGTTCTTTAAACTTATCAAACACTTCACGCTTGACCATCATGAAGCCTGTGCCAATCTCGAGAACTTCAATTGGTTCAGCAACAGAGAACTTCTCAGTGCCAGGAACTGGATTGAAGACGAAATCACCAGCCAACTTCTCCATATCACCTGGTTCAATGTCTGGATGACGCTTCACGCCTTCTTTAATTGCTCCCCACTTGATTGACTTCTTTGGATATGGACCACCAACAACATCTTTTTCAAGAGCAAGGAGTGCAATCACATCTCGTGGATCAAAGTGAATGTCAGCATCGATAAAGAGCAAATGAGTGAAGCCTTCTGCGCGAAGGAACTCATCAACAAGATAGTTTCGTGCTCGAGTAATCAATGACTCGTTAAAGATAAACGAGAAACGAACTTCAATACCATATTGCGAGCATACGGATTGAAGATCAAGACAAGACTTAACATACATACCATGCGCGCTGCCACCATACATGGGTGTTGCAACAAAAAGTTTGTTTTTGCGCAACTGTTCAACAGATACTTCTAACTGCATAATTATTCACTCCAGTTGTAAAATTTTCTAATATGATCAACAATCTTCGCCTGATCATCGATATTTTCGTTGACCATTGTCTCTATATAGTCCATGAGTGTAAGTGAACTCATGATATTCGAGATTTTTGTTTTACGAGAATTTTTAAATTTGTCATCTTGATCATCTTTGCGATCAATATGTCTTTGGTCTAGTGTACTATCTTTGACAGTAAGAATCAACACTTTAAAAGAATCGGGAAATGCCGCTGACAATTGATCTAGCATTTTGCCATTGAACAAACGATCGCCTTCGAAGATTACATTTACATTCGCGTTCTCATAATCTAATTCCATGAAGAACTTCTCAGCGTCTGGTTGCACAGCCATTGACAAACGATCTGTTCCCTGAAACACATTACCATCATTTGCATATTTGCCAAGAATATACAGATTTAATTTTTCTGAATACATAGCATCAAGAAGTTTTTGTGGCTTGCAGATCTTCCAATCGTCAGCCATCGAAATCAACTTGAACATCAGAGTGGTCTTGCCGCAACAAGGTTCTCCTCCAATTGCTATGATTTTTGTCACAAATCACCTCTTTTATTTTTCCATGTTATATTTAAAGAATCTTTTATTTTTTGTATGGATTGTGGGCTATGTTTTTTACCACCAAATCCTACATGATTTTCTTTTTTCTTTTGCATAAGTATAGGGTCGTTATTTGGATTATTAGTCAGCCATCTGTTTCTGGCTATACTTTTTTGTTTTTCTGATGCTTTTTGAACGCCAATTTTACCTTTATTCCAAGGCACCAAACCTTTCTGGAAAGAACCTTTATTTGCTGGTCTGCCTTTTGTATTTGGCTGCACTTCATTCAATATTGCTTTGTTATCAGTTCTGTTTAGCCATAACTCGGGAGATTCCAAAACCTTCATCCTTCTCAAAACTTTCGACTCCCAATCAACTGCCTTCTGTCTATCAGTAAATGTTTTTCTGATTTGGAATTCAAAAGAATCATCTCCATATTGTTCACGCAATTCTGGTATCTTTTTCTTCGAAGAAGTGAAATAGGTTTTCCAAAATTCGCCTGGATGACATCCTTCCGCAAACCTAACCCCATAGTAGAAGGTATTTGTTGGAATATGTTTGAGTAGATATGTGTAATAAATAGACATGCTGGTGCTCCTCTTTAGCATTAGAGCAGGTGGATATCCCCATATCGCGACCTGCACTTCTATTTATACAAATTCTTGTTCTTACCATAACGCCTCCAAACCTTCCTTAACTGGTTGATCATCATCGAACATCCAGTCCATTCTTTCTATTCTACCTGTTCTTAGGAAATAAGTAAACTTTTCAGGTTTAATATTTTGGCGTTGTGCAAGAGTAAGTTCAAGTGTTTCGTTTCTTGCTTGCCATAAAACATTCCATTGTATGCCAGCCCAATTATCACCTTCTGCCTTTTCAATTTCTTCAGACTGGCGATCGAGATAGTAGCCAAGATAACGCCCATGATGTTCACGAAAGATTTTCTTAAACGAACAAAGGCAAGTTTCCATCGTGAAGAAATCAATCTGATTCTTTAAACCAGGGAATCTTCCTCTTGTTTCTTCAAGAATGTCTTTCGCTTTACTTTCAAGGTCATCGCATTCTGCAGCAGTAAGTTTTGAATCGTACTTGTCATCTTCGCCGAGGGCAAGATGCAAGCCATTACGATGTGAGCGAGACCCAGAATAATCGTCAAGCATGAGAGAAGTAGGTATGCAGTTAATGCCAGCAGTATGAGCGAGATGCTGCATATAAAACCAAGTGGAATAGCGACCAAATTTGTGAAGAGAGTTTTTAAGATTATTCCAAAGGTTGTTGAAAGATTGTTGTTCGTTGTCGCCATAATATTTTTCTAAAACCTCACGTTGAGTTTTCTTGCCAATAAATTTTTGATAAGATTCGAACATGGCTGGCAAGTGACCTTTGTTCCACTTTGTGTCTGTTTGATATCTCAATCTTTTGTAATTTTGATTATTCCACCAACTGATACGATCCACAGTGGCAAGTTCATAATCTGGGAATTCGCTTTTCAGAACCCATGCAGTTGGCAATTGGTAGGTGTTACCATATAGCCATGCAAGCCAGAGCCTTTCTTCGTCATTGTGTTCGTATCGCTGGTGGAGATAATTTGTCATCCACACCGCTGGATCGCAGTCGCCATATTTCAGCGACCACGCATACCAGCGGATGAATTGTTCACGCCTTTGATTGTTTAGCATCAACAAAAGAATCCAGTACAAGAACTTTGCATTTTAATTTATCATTCATTCGCTTCATGGCAGCATTCAATTTTTCTTCAGAACCACCAGTCTTTTTCCAAAGATTATACTCATTCAGAGTACGATGACTTACAACCATGATCGCATTCCAAGTATCGATTTCGCCAGCCTTATTAGCCACAGCCCCGATGCCAGCATTATAACACGAACCAGATGTAATACTAATCACCGCATGCCCAGGGTTTTCTTCAGCAAGTTTGTCGGTGATCGCTTTCAGCTCACGTTTTGAGTATAACTTGAAGTTACGGTTTTTCATAGCCTCAAGAGTTTCAATGTGATCTTTTACAGAATCAATACTCTTGACAATTTGTTTTTTAGACCAAAACTTACCATAAGCATCAACGAATGCCTCTTTGAATTTATCTGTGCCAATGGTCAAATGATCATGCGAATTTGTGAATCGCATAATGGCTTGTTTTAGATCATCCTTACTATTCGGCTTCTTTATCTTTTCTTCATGATTCATCATGTAGCCAAAATAATCAATATTCTCTTGTTTGAACTTAAATTCAGAATAATTGATATAGATGACAGGAATCTCGAGCCAACCAGCATCATGCGCAGCATCAATTGTATGATTGCCGTCGATGATTTCTTTATATCCATTTTCATGGACGCAAACAATCACAGGTGAAACATTTTTGCGCGCAGTGCCAGGATCGTCTTTCATGCGCTCAACAATGGCTTCTTTATGCTCGTGTTCGATAACATTCAATCGAACTTGATTGCGCGGAAGTTTGAAAATCTCTTTGACTTTTTCAGCAGGATGAATCTGATACTTTCTTGCCTTCACATGAGTGCAGAGAAGCTCCATTTCATCTTTGTTGATTCTGCTTTTCGCAGTCGTATAAACTGGATCGGTTCCAGCAATCCAATCAAGACCAACTTTCTTAATTTCGTCATTCAGATTTGAGAAATTTTTGACGCAACCCTCACCACCACCAACTGATTGATTATAGAATTGATCATTTTTGTGCGCGCTCACAGACTTCAACAAGAAGTTTTCGAGAGTAATTGCGACAGATTGCTTTCCGCGATATAGAATACTGCGCTTCAACAAACCATAAGACCAAGCAAGATTGGCTTCTTCGTTCTCAGAAGAGAACACATAACCATCGTGAATCTCATTGGTTTTATGATAGCCAATGTACATCTTGCCGTTTTCGATATTGCGCCATCCATAGGTAATCGCGTCATATCGTTTTTTCATTTTTTGAGCCATATATTTTTCAATAACAATTTCGATACTATTATTATACTATAGCAAGAATTAACAAACAACAGAAAATATTCTTTCTGG